CAATCGTGATCATGATTACCACGGCGGGCTTTGACTTGCATGGCGTGTGTTACCGCGAGCGGCAAACCGTCATTGATTTGCTATCAAGTAAGATTACCCATGACCGTTATTTTGGCATTATCTACACGATTGATGATGGTGACGACTGGACTGATCCAGCGGTGTGGCGCAAGGCCAACCCGAATTACGGATTGTCAGTCAGTGAAGACGCATTAGCGGCAGCCTGTGAAAAAGCTAAGGTACAACCAACAGCACAAACGAATTTCTTGACCAAGCATTTGTGTGTTTGGGTTAATGCGCGTTCTGCATGGATGGATATGCAACTATGGGCGGCCTGTGGTGACAAGTACCTATCACCGCAACAGTTTACCGATTGCCCGTTGTTTATTGGCTTGGACTTAGCCAGTAAGAGCGATTTAGCGGGCAAAGTTAAGGTGTTTTTACGGCCTATTGACGGTGTTCAACACTATTACATTTTTAGTGACCAATACATCAACGAAGATACGGCTGAATTACCCAACAATCGGCAGTACTTAGCATGGGCGCGTGATGGTTTTCTGACATTAACACCTGGTAACGTCACTGATTTTGGTCAAATTGAGCAAGATATTCTTGAAGAATACAGTCAATTTGACTTGCGCGAAGTGGGTTTTGACCCGTTTAACGCCGTGTATATTGCTCAAAGATTGCAAGCCGCTGACATTGTGACGGTAGAAATACCGCAGCAAGTGCGGTTTTTGTCTGAGCCGATGAAGTGGATTGAATCATTAGTCCGTGCTGGACGCTTGCACCACAACGGTGACCCCGTTTTATCATGGGCTATGTCAAACGTGACGGTTAAACCCGACGCCAATGACAACATTTTTCCGCGTAAAGACGCGCCAGAAAACAAAATCGACCCTGCTGTTGCACTCATCAACGCGATGTCACGCGCTATTCACTTCGACGAAGTGGGTAGCCTTGATAATAGTGGTGATGCAGCAATGGATGACTACCTAAAAGACTTTGTAAGAGTGAGTAAACGATGACAGTTTGGACATCCATCGTGTCATGGTTTGGTGTTGCTCCTGCTGAGCCAAAACGTGGCCGCCAATATGCCAGTGCAGGCGCAGGAACAACTGCAAAGCCTGTGACGTTTGACAGTGCCATGACCGTTAGTGCGGTGTTTGCCTGTATTCGTTTGTTGGCTGAAACAGTGTCTAGTTTACCGCTCAATATGTACAAACTGGATGCCGAAGGCAATCGGACACTTGAAACAAACCACGATTTAATCAAGTTGCTCAAGCACCGTCCTAACCGTCGGCAAACGCGCATTGAGTTTTTTGAACAGTTAATGCTTAACCTTGTATCCAGTGGCAATGCCTACGTTTTGCGCGGAATGATGGGTAAACGCTTGGTCAGTTTGCAGGTACTTAACAGCGGCAGCATTGAGCCTGAGTTAATGCTTAACGGTGACATAATTTATCACTGGCAAAAATTAGACGGCACGCGCCAAAAATTAACAGAATCCGAAGTCTGGCATATTCGATTATTTGGCAATGGTTTAATGGGGTTGTCACCACTGGCCAACGCTAAAAAATCTATCGGTGTGGCTATTGCTGGTGATGACAAAATCACTCATTTAATGTCAAACGGTGCAAAACCGACAGGCACATTATTAGCAGCTAACTGGCCAAACAAAGAACAGCGCGATGATCTACGTTCTGAAATGAATGGATTGCTTAACGGTGACCAAACAGAACTCGCTGTTTTAGGCGGTGGCATGAAGTTTGAGGCCATGAGTTTAACGCCTGAAGATTTGGAGCTATTGGCCACTCGCCGTTTTAGCTTAGAAGAAATATGTCGTGCGTTTGGTGTACCAAGTGTTTTAGTCAACGATCTGTCAGCATCGACGGTGTGGGGAAGTGGCATTGATTCGATCATTAGTGGCTTTTATAAGTTTGTTTTACGGACTTATTTAGAAAAATTAGAACTATCTATTATCGTTAATTTATTGCCACGCATCGAATGGGATACCTACGAGATTGAGTTTGATGCTGATGCAATTTTAAGAGCCACCTTAAAAGATCGTATTGAATCGGTATCTAAACAAGTATTGTCAGGCTTCATGACACCCAACGAAGCCCGTAAAAGTGAAGGCCGACAAGCAAAACCAAACGGTGATCAGTTACTTGTGCCAAGCAATATGACCACTATTGATAAAATTTTAAACGTAGTACCTACAAGAAGCAAAGATGAGGTTAACCATGACTAAGCTGCATCACCGTAACCGCCGTAAACCGCCTGATGTGCAATGTCGTCGGATGCAGATCGTGCCTAGCGAGTTGCGTTTTACCGCACCTACGCAAGCGGGTGAGCCTTATAAGTTTGAAGGTTATGCGGTCAAGTGGGCGACGGTTAATAGTCATGGTGAGCGTTTTGAAAAAGGCGCGTTTGCTGATGTCATTACCAGCGGTAAACAGGTTCACATGTACTACAACCACGGTTATATGGACTGGTTTAGCGGTGCAAATGCCCGTCGTATCGGCAAATGGGTTGAATTACTTGAAGATGACACAGGTTTTTTAGTCAAAGGCGAGTTAACACCTAATTTGTCGTTAGCAAGCGATGTTGGTGCAATGTTGCAACATGGTACAGTTGACGGCTTATCAATCGCCTTCTACGAACCAAACCCAATGGACGTGATGCAGGATGCAACAGGTTCACGCGTCATTCGACGCATTGATTTATATGAAATCAGTGTAGTTGACGAACCTAGCGACCAAACAGCACGCATTACGCCTACTACTGAGGCTATTAATGCTGTTCGTAACGCTGACGATGCCAATAATCTGTTAATCAATATGGGTTTGTCTCGTAATGATGCCGATTTATTGCTTGCTCGTTTAGATGATGTTCTGCATGTGCCAAACCATGCAAACGAATATCAATCGGTATTAGACCAACTATCGTTTTAAGTTTTAATGCCTTGATGTTGCCGCGATTAGCGGTTTTTTTTATGCCTTTTTTTGAGAGAAAACACTATGAGTAGCTCTAAAACCAATCAAATTGCAGTAGCCGTTCGTCAAATTAACCGCCGTGAAGCACCCGATGACGCAACCGCGTTGGCGAAAAAGCTTAACGAGCGCATGAAAAGCCTTGATGAGTTAATCAAAAAACATCAAGACACGCTTGAAAATGGCAAGTTACCTGACGAAATCCGTAAAAAAATGGAAGCCGATGCCAAAGCGGTGACTGAATTGGCTGGCCGTTTCTCTGACATGGAGCAAAAACTGGTTGACCAAGTGCGTAGTGGCGATGCGGATCTAAAAACAGTCGGTTCAATCTTGGCGCGTAATACTGAAATCAGTCAGCAAGTGGCGACGATTAAAGCGCGTAAGGGTCGTATGCAAATTGACGGCATTCAAGCCCGTAACATCGTTTCTATTACGGGTATTGGTGCAAATGCGTCATTAGCGACGATTGATGTACAGCGTAATCGTGCCTCTGAATTAAAACTGGCGTTATTGGATTTGATTGTGTGGACACCCGTAACAGGTGATTTAATTCCGTTACTGCGTGAATCTGCTTATGACATCATGGCTGATGAAGTTGCAGAAGCAGGAGCTAAACCACAGTCTAACTTAACATTTGGCGTTGAAAATATCACAATCAGCGTTGTTGCCCACTGGATCCGTGTAACAAAACAACTGTTAGATGACATGCCAGCATTGGCAGCATACATCGAAGGTCGTCTCGCTTATGGCGTGCGCTTAAAATTAGAAGCAAAAGTCATTAACGGTACAACCACTAGCTTTAGCGGCTTGATGAAAGCAGGTAATAGCTTAGTAGCAGTGCCGTCAGCATTAGCAATCGACACGATCAATACAGCGAAATACCAAGTTTGGGGCAGTGGTATTACGCCTGAAGCGGTTGTATTAAACCCTGTTGACTGGGGCAAAATTGAGCGTGAAAAATCCGATACAGGTGAGTATTTGCTTGGCGCACCGGGTGGCATGATTCAGCCTGTTTTATGGGGGCTGCCTATTGTTTTATCTTCTGCAATGGCTGAAGGTAAATTCTGGTTAGGTAATTTGACTTTAGGTGCAACGGGTTATGTACGTCAAGATGTGACTGTTGAATTGTCAACAGAAGATGCTGATAACTTCCAGAAAAACTTAGTGACAGTCCGTGCCGAAATGCGTGCTGGCTTCGGTGTTGCCATTCCTGATGCGATGGTTTCAGGTGACTTGTTAGCTTAATTTAGCAGATTAAATAAAGCCCCTTAATTGGGGCTTTTTGTTGAGGTTGTTTTGATGAGCGATTCAATTACTGTTGAAGAAGTAAAAGTTGCGCTGAATTATCCTTTAGATATCAATGATAAAGATGCTCAGATTGAAAAGTTCATCAAAACGGCTTTAGCTGCTGTCAGTGATTATATAGATCGGCCGTTAAGCGATCCTCGCTGCCGTGACAAAGAAGATCCGTTACTGATTGCATACCCATTAATTCATGCAGCTCTTTTGATGGTTGGTGACTTTATGGACAACCTCG